TCTTGCCTGAACCTGATCCGCCGGCAAAAATGTTTAGTTCACCACGACTGAATCCACCATACAACAATCTATCCAGTTGTGGCCATCCTGTGCTTACTTGCCCGCCCGAGTTAAAGTATTTCTCAATGCGAGCTTTAGGATCAGCAAAGTAATCCGTGCCCATGTCTTTAGTGAGTGATATCTGTACTGCATCTTTGATGAGTTTTTCAACGGGTTCAAATTCGCCTTTCTCCAGCAAGTCTGCTGACTTCAAAATAGCACGTTCAAGTTCTTGACGTCGGGTAAATGCTTCAAACTCGCCCATGAACCAGTCAAAGTGACCTTCGTTCAAGTCCGGCACTGGTGCAAGTTTAACCCCAGTGGTTGCTGAAATCTGTTGCCTGTCAGGCATGGTCTTGTGTTTGTCTGAATGTTCTTTGATAAACTCAGCCGCTGATCTCAAACTCTTGTCAAAGTTTTGTGGGTTGTAGATGTTTTGAACACGCACATAACTTGTTGCGTCTTCCAACATCATCTCTAGAAATAGTCTTTGGACATCAAGTCCGTATTCTTTTAACAAAGTTTGTCCTTTATGCTTGTTTCAAAAAAATGTCGGTTGCCGGCAGGTCCGTGATGCCCGTGCCATCCAAAATTGTCATAATCTGCTGGCCGGTTGATGTTCAAGTTAACATCATACATGGAGCCATCAAATATTTTACATCTGTTGTGAGCTACACAATAATCTAGTATGTATTGACTTGGTCCCCAGTGATTGTTTGGATCTAAATTTTTACTGAGATTTACAACAATGTAGTTAGCGTTGCAGGAATCCAACCACTTGGTTATTAAAAATATCTGTCGCAAAACTTGGGTTTCAATCCAACTACGATCACTGATCAACACTGACAATCGATCAAGTTCCTTGTACTGTAAATTTACCAATCCATGATGGCTTGCGACATTACTGGGTTGTGCTCGCCACGTTTTTGTATCAAATACAGAACTTACCAGTGCGGTGTCTTTGTAATCGTCAAATACAGTGATCCTTTCCAAAGGCGGCAGACCAATGACAAAAAAGTCTTGATCAAAGTTGTATCTTTGCTGTTCACCTATTAGCATTTGACACACACTGTCAAAACTTATCTTAGATCTGCTGCAGTTAATCACCGTGTCAACTCCCAATGCAGAAGCAGTTAACCCCCAAAAACTTTCTTGTGGAGAAACGCAAACATCTGGTGTACTGTAACTGTCGCCAAACACCCAAAGCCTATTGTATTCTTTTGACAAGTTGTCGTTTCCTTATCTCTATTTTGATTCGACTGGTTTCTCTTGCGGCCATAATAGTTAGCAAGGCCCCTAGTCGGCCTAGTTTTATCACGGCGTCGTTGACATCTTTGCAACCCGCAGGCCATTCAGGTATGCTCACTGCCCATCCCAGTTCCAAAGCACGGTCAATCAGTTCCACACCTGCAGTGTCTTGATCTGGTACCACAGTTACTTCACGTCCGAGACTGCGAATCAATCTTGCTTGGGCATCGCTGACAGTATTGTGCATTAGTGCAAGCCCGCCGATTGACAGTGCATCAAATATGCCTTCCATTACCAGCACATGTTGCCAATTGGCATGTTGCAAGTCTGTTCCAAACACATAGCCCGGTTGTGAGTGATTGATGTACCGGGGCTGTTTGTCATCCAAGAATCTAGCACACCAGCCTACTACCTGGTTGTCGTATGTGAATGGAACCAACACAAACGGCCTAACCCAATGAACGCCATCAGTCTTGATAGATGTCATTATGGGAAAGTCTTCTGGCACCCTGCGTCGGCGTATGTAATCCCAGTATGCAGGAAACTCAGGTGTGACCACTTCGCAAAACGGAGGAAAGTCGTCTGAATCTTCAAATTCAATAGTACTCAACGCATTGAATACTCGTTGTCGATCTTCTAATATACCGTGTATGCTACGATGCCGCAGACTTTCAAGATTGAGCATTTCAATCTCATTTTCCGGCACACCCATCCACCCTAGTAATCTTCGGGCTTTGAAACTAACTGTGCGTCCCAGAATAAAACTGGCTGTATACGAGCAATTGAAGCAATGATAACTCCAACCCGATTCGGTTGCTTTGATACCGCCACGCCCACGCTTGTCTGCGCTGTTACCATTATGAGTGCAACATACTGCATTGAAACTCAGCCAGCCCTGTGGACTGGGTTTTCTTTTTGCAGGTAGGTAAGCAAGGATGTCTAGCATCTGTTGATTATAACAGATTTATCGCACTAGATCAACGATATTGAACGTTTTCAATCTTGCCGTTTGTGAATATTGCAGTTGCGGCAATCGAACCTTGGAATTGTAGTGGCACGTACCCAGAACCACCGTTAAGGATGGTCACTCCGGCAATTACTCCTGCATCACTGATAGTACAAACTGCTTCGGCGCCCGAGCCGTTGCCCAAAATTTGAATGTACGGTGGTCCAACATAGTTGTATCCGGCGTTGGTGATACTGATTCCTGTGACCACACCGTCAGTTACTTGGACATTACCGCTGGCACCATAGCCCACTGAGTTGTTTAGAGCCAAACGTAACAAGGGATGGAACCCGACAATGTTAAAATAGTCACTTACTGTTGCACCAGAATACTCACGAGTTTCACTTACATTGTACCAAACGGATTCATAATTTTGTGCAGCTTGTATTTTGACTGTGCCTGTGTAGCCCACAAGATCAAACTTGACTGTGGTAAAACTAGACCCATTGGTTGGTATGAAGCTAGAATAAAATTCAGTCATTTGAATTGAATTTTGCGGTTGTGGTGTAAGTGCCCAGTCAGGAAATTGTGTAGGAGCGGTGCCCACAAAGTTATTTTTACCATACATGTCCGGAACTGTGCATTCTGCGCTGGGTACAAACTGTGGCAGGATTGAGTCAACAATGTTGCAATCTGCTCGGGCCTGTGAGTTGGCATCTACATAAGCGGCTTGTACATAGTTTCCTGCTGAGCGTTGTATGCTGTAACTGGCCGGTTGTGCCATGATATTGATAGTATCTTCTGTGTTGAGAACTACCTTGACACGGCCCAGAGCAGAGCTCAAGATTTCCATGTCCTTGGTAATCAACAGTTCGTCGCCTGCCTGATTCACCACACGGAACACAAATGTGCTGCCTGCAATGTTTACGGGTTTCTCATCTTGATTGATAAATTCAAAGAGTAAAACATTGTCTACTCCCTTGTTGATTGTTAGTTGTTTTGCATACACTGGGTCGTACCTCGCTGTAAAGTATCCGCCACTGGTGTCTATCAAAAGTACCCGGACGATTTGTTGGTATAAGTAAACGGTGGTTGAATACATAGGATCCTCGAAACAGTATTTATGGGTAATAATATTTTTGAAAAGCTAACGGAGAAGTATCCCTTTATCACATTGTGCTTGTACGCAAATGTGGAATATGTAGGTGTGGTACAAAACAGAGACGACGTTGTCACCACTATCTACGACTTTGGTGCTGTACAAACACAGGAAGATAAGGTGCTGTTCTTAGAACTTGCCAGCACCTGGTGGTGGGAAAGCAATCGTAGCATACCTATAAACATATTTCTACGCAGAGATTGGGAACAATTCCGTCCTACTCTTCGTACTTTTGTCAACAAAGACTTAGAAATCTTGCACGGGCCTACTTGCAGTTTGCTGGACATAGTGCGCAGAAAAGGCAAGAGAAAGTCAATTACGCTGGTGCGTCGGATTGATTAAGCAAGTTCATGTGTAGTGCTACCAGGGCCGCGTAGGAAACTGCGTGGCTTTTCTTAAATGTGTAGCCCTTTGATTCGTCTCCGTCCCATACACTAGCAAATACTTCTGGCCAGAGTCGTGTTTGTAAGTGTGCCTTGCCCGGGCGAATAATAGAGATAAACGCCGCCATTCTGGGTATTGAATCTGGTTTCATCACTCGTAGCAAATCTGTATAATTGCCCACGTGTACCAGTTGGCTGGCCCAAGCATGATCAGTCCACAGTCGTTCCCAAGGTGGGCTGGCTGTGAGCATTGCTTCATAGTGTGCAGGATCACGGATCAACTGATACACACTCATGTTCAAAAAATCCAGTTTGAAGTAGCCGCGCTGTTCAGCTGATTCATAGTCTATGGCTGCGCAGCCATTCACGGGGTCCTGAGGAATGTCTGTGACATACACACCCGAGTTGTGCTTTCTTCCGTTGCTTTGTCGTGCAGGCACATGCTGAATAAGTTTCAGTATGTCTTCTCTGTTGGCAAAGTCTAAATCAATGTCTGCGCTCATTCGGTATCTACCAATGCGGCCACAATTCGAACTTGTTCTTCAGCCTTTGCTACTGCTTCTAATGCATTTTCTACACTTGGGTGTTTGGCCGCAAGTTCTTTGATACGATTTTCTTCATGTATTTTTTCTCTAGCCCAGTTTAGTATAGCCTGCACCTCGCCTGTGAGTTCAACTGTGGGATATGCGCTATTCATCATTAACCAACTGTTGCCATCATAAACTTCTATGCATTGACTGCTTCCGTTGTAGCGCATTTGCCCTACTAAAGAATTGCCAGAAGGTGTGTTGTAAAAACTGGGCCAGGAAGAAGAATAATTATTGTTGATTGTTATTCCATTGCCGCCATTTATGTTTTTGATCATATTACCATCCTGCCTTGCTTAATATATCTTTCACATACTCTTGATCTGCTGGGTAGTTTACAAACTTCTTTTGCCAAGCGTCTGAATCAATGTAGGGCCACACCATGGCCACTTGCTCTGTACTCAGTTCACTCAGGAACTTTTGTCCTGATTCACTGTTGTAAATCACCCAAGGACTTATACGTCCGGCTGTAACAGCATAACATAGACTATTGGTGTTGCCATAACGCATCCAATCATGTGGGGGATTGCCTGTTTCTTCTGCCCAACGTATGCTGTGTTCTATTGCTCGAGCCAGTGCATCATCCACTGCTTCCACACGCAGGTATTCAATCAAGTATTCAGTGTAGACTTTGTCACTGCACCAATTGTCAATCTTCTTTTGTGCTTTCAGTAACCAGGTCATGAAACGTGCAGGAGCAATCACATGAGTGTTTACACAATAGTTTCCAAACTTGACAAATGCTCTGTAATAAGGGCTGTCACAAAAGTCATCGTGTGTTTTGTTTTTGGCCGATCCTTGCATGGTTTCATAAAACTTGATGTATGCTTGGAATCCCATACGCACCCCTGCTTCGTCTCGAGCAAGTCGTCGGCGTTTGGGTTCACACATGTGAACAGCTATTGACGTTTCTCTAGAAAACGTTTTCTTGCAATAATCGCATACAAAACTCATGCTAACAGTTTACGCTCTTGAATGTAGTTTGTCAAATATTCATTTAGCATTTGGTGATGCCCAATTGCTGGATGAGTCATGTCGGGAGGCACGTAAGGTGCACCAGGTCCATAGTCTTTGGGCTGGACTCCTTGTTCGGCTTGCCAGGCTGTGGCCCGCCAGCCAAACCTGCCCACGATTTCGGGCTGATCAAACAATGTTAATCTAGGTTCATATAACAAATTTGTGTATAAGTTGTCTGCTTGTTGAAACATCATCACTCGATGGCCGCGACTTTGCAAATCGGCAATGGTGCTCAACATGCGATACATTAGATCTTCCACACGATCTAAAATACTGAACACTTCGCTTTTGAGTTTGGTTTCTACAAATTGATCCGAATCAGCCTGTGTCCAGTCATACTGCCAACGATGTTTGAACTCTTGATTTTGCGGATTGACCCAACGTCCTTCAAAGTCGTTTTCGGGTTCACATATGGGAATTTCTAATCTTGACAGAAATGTCATGCCTAGCACATACAGTGTTGGCGGTGCTGTGTAACTGTGTTTGAGTGTGGTACGTAGAATGCGACTGTTTGCGCTACCACCAATGGCAAGACTCGCAGGACAGTCTAGCGCCAGACGCTGAGCCAAATCCACATGCCCTTGACCCACAGCATACGATTCCATATAACTGCAACCGTTGACCACTAGGTTCATTTTTTGTCCTGGCCAGCACGACGATTGTATTCGTCAATTTCTTTCTGGGTAGTGATCTCGCACATTACATCAATTTCATCATCTTTGTATGTGGGGTATATGGCCATTAGGGCTTTGCGTTTGCCACTGAGTCCTGCTTCTTTTTTCTTGGGTGCAATCCAAGGATGTCTTGGTGTGCCCAAGTCTGGACTCACTGACGTGGCCATGAGCCAGTGTAGTTTGGGGTGTTTGCTGACATCAAAGAAATGCTTGTTGAGTCGTTCATTGGTGGCAATCACATAAAACTCTTGCAGTTCACGCGAGCCTTCCACAGCTGATCCCCAGCGTATCATGAGATAGTTTGAAAACTTTTTCTTCTCTTCGGGTGTGAGCTCGTCGTAGAAACTTCTGTTCTTGCGATCGAACTGGCGCATTTCATTGGCAATGTTTAGTTTATCGCTCATCGGTCTTGCTCAGTTTATAGATCATTATAGCACGATCCAGTGCGTCTTGTAAAGTGGGGTTTGTCAGTGCAGCACGTCGAATCTCGCCCCACATTTTGTTTTCCATGATATGATTGCGTAAGG